CACTTGGTATGAATACAAATGGTGGGTTGCGTTCAAAACAGTGGTGGGCAGAATTAGCATATGAGCATCAAAGCAGTTTGAGTTCTCTAGAAAAAGAACTTGAACAAAAGAATTTTGAAGAAGATCCGTACACTGATCAAATTGATGATATGAAAAATCAAGCACTACAAGAAGTGTCCTACGAGCATCTGAATTATCTAACGCGTCTTCAAGAACACCAAGACTTCTTGCTCAAACTCTTGACAAATAAAGATTCATTTATTCGGAAAAAGATTATTGACCAAAATCTAAGTTATTTGAATGCAAGACTATCACATTACCTAGATAATATTGGACTTCCACATCAAATTGTTTTCCAAAATGATTTGAGTGTAGAAATAACCGAATTAGGTCGTGATCTTGATTTTGACAACCTTTCCAGAGGAGAGAGAAACCGACTAATACTATCCATGAGTTGGGCTTTTAGGGACGTTTGGGAGAGTCTATATGGTGCAATTAACGTCTTGTTTATTGACGAATTAGTTGATTCTGGTATGGATACATCTGGCGTTGAAAATAGCCTGTCCCTTCTCAAGAAAATGAGTCGAGAGAGAAATAAATCTGTTTGGTTGGTATCCCACCGAGAAGATTTAATTGGCAGAGTAGAAAACGTGCTAAATGTAGTAAAGACAAACGGATTTACCGAATATAGTCTGGAAACTATGTAATGATTGATAGGGATGTGCGGGTTTTACATTTAGAACCAACTGATGTTTGTCAAGCAGCTTGTCCTCTATGTGCAAGAGAAACTGATTCACTTTTTGATAAAAGTAAAAAAAATCACCTAACATATGAGCAAATAAAAAATTGTTTTCCTGAAGATAGAATACAACAATTAGAAAAAATGTTCATGTGTGGAGTCTACGGTGATCCTGCTGCAGGTAAAAATACTCTAGATATATACAAAAAATTTAGAGATATGAATCCTACAATAACACTTGGTATGAATACAAATGGTGGGTTGCGTTCAAAACAGTGGTGGGCAGAATTAGCAAATATTTTTAACCAAACATATGACTATGTAGTTTTTAGTATTGATGGTTTACGTGATACCAATCATTTATACAGAGTAAATGTAAACTGGGATATCATGATGGGAAATATTTCTGCATTTATTGAAAATGGTGGTTCAGCACATTGGGATATGCTGATTTATCGACACAATCAGCACCAAGTAGAAGAAGCAAAACAATTAGCAGACAAACTGGGTTTTACTTGGTTTAGAGCGAAAGTAAGTAAACGCCCAGAAACTAATACAATTAAACATCCAGATAATTGGAAAATACCAAAAACATCTGTGTCTGGAAAAATTGATTGTGCTGCATTGAAAGACAAAAGTGTGTACATTGATGCACGTGGATTTATAAGACCCTGCTGTTGGCTAGGCGATTACCAAAATGATCATATTAAAACATTTGATGAAGTCCAACAAAGTTGGGATACAAAAATACCAAATCCTGTATGTCAAAGCACTTGTGGTATTACAAATGGTGAGACAACATTCGACCAACAATGGACACAAGAGATACAAATAAGATAAATGCCATCACCTAGTAAAAATAAAGGAAACAGTTTTGAACGTCAAACCGCAGATTTCTTAACCAATTTATATGGTGAGAAATTTTTAAGGGCTCCGGGTTCGGGAGCGTACATAGGTGGTTCAAACGCAAAACGAAAAGAATATCTGCACGAAGGACAAATAAGAACTTTTAAAGGTGATATCATACCCGGTCAAAGTTTTTCATTAATGAATGCAGAATGTAAAAGTTATAAAGAGTTTCCTTTTCACCAACTGTTTACAGGTTCGGTAAAACTTCTAGATACGTGGATAGAACAGTGTCTAGAACCGGCTGATCCAGAAGATTTTAATATCATCTTCATGAAATTCAATCGCAAAGGCACATACGTAGCAGCACAAATAAAAAAAATTAACACCGCATTTAATTATGATAAACACTTCATATATCATGGCCCCAATAACACTTCATGGCTCATAATGGACAACACACTTTTTTGGCATCTAAACTCTGAAATCGTAAAAAAACTCTGTCAGGCATCTTAAGCAACTCTCTAAACAACCCGTAAACAACTTACATACAAGCGGAACAAGGCTCGCACCGGCCAAACTCGGGTGCCGATGAAAACTGGACTTTTGAGTCACAGGGAACCGAATACTTCTCGCCGCTAGGAGAACTCCGTCACTACCCCATAGATGAAGACAGCTTGTAAGACCCGCTGTTTGACGGTTTGAAAAGGCAATATTATAAAGGGCAAAAAGATGGGTTACGAACCCGGGTCTAATATACGAGACAACATTTGTATATTAGGTTGCCGTTGGAAATGAGACGGAATGAGCAGGTACCGGCCAACCGCCTGTGAGTGTTTCATAAACAGAGCATAAAGACGTTTAGAGGACAATTTATGCATCAGTTTGTGAGAACGCATAGTTCTAATGTTGTGTGTCTATGATACTCAGATAATGTTTATAGATTTACTCTGCCCGTCAAGGGCTGAGTAGTGTCTAATCAATCTAGATAATATTTGATTATTCACTTCGTTCATATATGATTATAATATTGGTTTAAAAAATAAAGGAAGAAAAACAGGTTGGTGAGCGAAAGCGAACCAACAGATGTGCGAAGCACATCTTATACAGATATATGAATTAAAAGAAGTTTAATCCTGTTTTCTTAGTAGTATCTAAATTGTCTTTAATTAGTTTAGAAATAGTATCTCTTTCACTTGGACTAAGATATAATGATTGATCGTAAGTTAACCCACCTCTCATAAACCAACACATTTTAATCAGTTCTTGTCGAATCTGATTGGTTTCTTTTTCCATATTGTCCACGATAGTGGCCACCTCTTCTTGGTTTGATGTTAAGAGGCGGCCCCGGAAAAATTTGTCATATCCATAGTGTATCCTTGTTCATATACATTATTACACTCTGAACATTCAATGCTTACTGGTTTTAGTTCTGATTTCCGTTTTCTTTCTGTGATAGTGTTGCGTATTAGATTAAAAAAATCACGGTCAGTATTGTTCAAAAAATCTTCAATATAAGCTGGTTCTGAAACTGTGGCATCTGGTGTCTTTATGATAGTAATATTTTGAGCTAATGCCCGCACAGTCATTTCTGTGATCTTACTCAGTGCTTGATTCATTCTAGCAATCTTATCTTCTTCATCTATTTCTGTATCAGGCAACATCTGAATTATTTTTTGTTCTTCAAATTGAATAGCATTATTTTCGTTTAAGTTTTTGTATGTCATCGGATGCAAATAAATTGCTAGGTCACCCTTTACAATTGGTTCTTCGTATTGAGGAGGTTCTAACTGGTCAAGTGCCTGTCTAAGGTCTAATGTTCTATCCTCAGCGTTTTCACATTTTGGACATTTAACGTTTAAATCTAAATCATGACCATAAGTGGCAATACGTATACCAATCAATAAAGTGTCTATATCACATGCTGGAATTGCCCATGCATTTTTAATATTGGGAACACAACTTTCAATCACTGATACCACAGCTTGTCCATTGTATAAAGCATCGGGCGTTCGGTATGAAATTTCATCCATTGCTGTCATGGGCAATATTGGGTATTCATTGTTTTCTGAAATTTCTATTGTTCCATCAGGATAGTATTTTCCATCTGATGGTAGCCGTACATAAATTGCTGGTTGTCTAAAGTATCCAGCCAGTGGGTTCTGCGAATCGTTCATAATTCCTTCCATAAATAAAATAAGTTATATCAGTTATTTATATACGCATATTACAGGTTAATCAAAATGGATGAAAACGAACTACAAGAAGCTATATTTCGCCTAAACGAAGTTATGCGAGAGATTAATGATGCTAATCGTCGCGGCGTTAATGTGAGCAAAGAACTTTATAAAGAGTTAGAAAACTTAAAAAGAAAAATTAACGAATCTAAAAAAGCGTCAGATGGTCTCGGTGGTGCATTTGGTGACCTAGGAAGGTCGGCGTTAGATTTAGGTAGGTCAATGTATCGTGGCGAACAGGGTGCTTCTGTATTCGCTGATTCGGTTGAATCTGCAGCGAATGTCATTTCAGCAGCAATACTTTTAATTCCCGGTATCGGCATAGCCGCTAAAGCCGCAACTGTTGCTATAGGTGCTCTCGCCAAAGCCGCTAACTTGGCTGCCGAACAAGGCGATACACTATATGAAAGTTATGTAGATTTAGCCAAATCTGGTGCCGCTACTGCTGGTGGACTTGACCAAGTATTCGAAAACGTCCAAAAATTTGGTATGGGCATTGAACAACTTGACCAATTCACTCGGATGATCTCTGAAAACAGACTAGAATTATCCAAATTTGCTCCTACCGTCGGTGACGCCACTGAAGAACTAGGTGAAATTAGTGCTGGAATAACAAGTACCAACCTTCGCAGAGAGTTTATGATGCTTGGGTATACTGTTCCTGAGATTAATGAAGCAATGGTTGATTATATTGCTCTACAATCTCAAGTTGGCATGACACAAAACCGAAGCACACGGCAGTTGACCAACTCTTCAGAAGAATATCTCAAGACCGTTGACGCACTTACACGTGCCACTGGCATACAAAGAGACCAAATCGAAGACAATATACAATCTGCACGTCAAGAACAACAGTTTCGTGCACGTATGAATCGTATGCGACAGACAGACCCGGAAAGAGCAGAAGGCATAGAGCGAATGTTTGGAGTTCTCTCTGAAAGGGCACCTGAGCTGGCAGGTGCATTGCGAAGCATGACCACAGGTATGATAGCGTCGGACGAGGCCGCAAGACTCCAAGCCGCAACTGGAGGCAGAGCACTTCAAATGGTTACTTCTATGATGGAAGGCACCACTGAGCCAATAGAATTTTTGCAAGACTTTGCCGAGACTGCTGGGGGTGTGTCACAAAATTTTGGTATGCTCGCCGAGGCTAGATCTTTCGATCAGGCATTTGGCCCATTTTTTGAATTTGCAAATCTAGGCGTAGATGCCCAAAAAGATTTGGTAGAATCGTATAGAGAGGCGATGGAAAATCAGGAAAAAACAACTGGTCAGCAAGGAAGCATATTAGACGCTCAAGTTGGTATGCGGATAAGCCAAATGGAGGCACGTGATGCATTGCAAGCCATGGTACAAGATGGTGTTGCCCCAGCAACTGCAGCAATGGAAGGATTTGCAGGAATAACAAACTCAGTTATCGATTTGTTAGATACAATCCCCTTCATAGGTAGAGAAGAAGGCGAACAGGCTGAAGGAGCAAATGGGGTTTGGACCCGGTAAAACCGAAATAACATCCTCCGAAAAGACGACATACGGCTCAAAACCAGACCAAATTGTAGGTAGTTTAATTAATGCACTCCAAGGTGAAGATAGCATTACAGCTAGAGATTTGTTTTCTGGTCCAGACGATCCGGAGGGCAAGACTGCTAAGCGAATCGTTAGAGATTTGAGCAATATAGATATAGATACAGATTTGTCTCGGTTTGTGGGAGAAGAAAATTCGGATACAAAAGTAATAAGTGCACTTGCTCAACGTTATTTGGGTTTGGTTGAGAGTGACGAAGCATCTGCGGGTCGTCAATATAGAGCAGAAGTTGCTGCCGCCATCGCTAGAGAACTTGGGATAGACCAATCAGAGGTTGACTCATACCGTTCAGGCGGCATAAGCAGAGGTCCCGATTCTGGGTATTTGTCAATGATGCACGGCACAGAGGCTGTTGTGCCTCTACCTGATGGTGACTCTATACCCGTTTCTCTTGGTGGTCTTGGTAATATTACACGCTCTTTTGATAATCTAAGTGGTGGATTTAACAATGTTATAAATTATATTGGTGATATCAATAATATGACTGATACGCTAGTTGATGGTATTGAATCATTGTCAACCGATATAGCAGAAAATACAGGCAATTCAGAAAATACTGAACAAAGCCGAACATTAAATCGCAATTTACGAGAACAATTAAGAAGTATTCAAGAACAAACGAGCAAACTGGATAGTTTAATTCGTGTTTCACAATCCAATAACAACATAATGAGTAAAATCTTACAGAACTCTACTGCATAACGGTAAATAAGAAATATGGCCAAAATGACTAAAACCAGCAGCGGCGGCTGGAAAAAATACTTTAAAGTAGCAGATCCCGGTGGCAACCTAAGCCCAATATCCGGCAATAATAACCGAGGTATAAACTATGGCACCGGGTACGGTGGTTCAACATCTGGTTCTGATGTATCTTTTAGGAACTATCAAAGCCGACTACCAGAGGTATATACCGGACATCCAAACCGTATTGAACGTTATAACCAATACGAAAATATGGATATGGATGCAGAAATTAATGCGTGCTTAGATATTTTGGCAGAGTTTTGCACCCAAGAGAACCAACAAAATAGTACGCCATTTGAAGTAAATTATACAGATGAACCAACCGACAATGAAGTAGAAATAATAAAAAAACAACTTCAACAGTGGTGCAAACTTAATCAACTAGACCAGCGAGTTTTCAAACTTTTCCGCAATACCATCAAATATGGTGATCAGGTATTTGTGCGAGATCCAGAAACATTTGAAATGTACTGGGTTGATATGACCAAAGTAAATCGAGTCATAGTCAATGAAAGTGAGGGGAAGCGACCTGAGCAATATGTTATTCAAGACATTAACCCCAATTTTCAAAATCTAACAGTTGCACCAAAAACAACCACAGATTTTCAGGTTAACCCTACTTCTGGTGGTTATCAAAGTCAGTATAATCAAACAGTTCCTAACTCACCATTAGGGCAAGAGGGTAGGTTTTCTACCACAGCCAACGAAATGTGCATCGATTCAGAGCACGTTGTGCATATGAGTTTATCTGAGGGTCTTGATATGTACTGGCCGTTTGGACAAAGCATTTTGGAGATGGTATTCAAGGTATTCAAACAAAAAGAATTACTTGAAGATGCTATTCTAATTTACCGTGTGCAGAGAGCACCTGAGCGTCGTGTGTTCAATATTGATACCGGCGATATGCCGAGTCATTTGGCCATGCAGTTTGTTGAGCGTGTTAAAAACGAAATACATCAACGCAGAATCCCCACAACTGATGGTGGTGGTGACCAAGTTTTGGACTCTAGTTACAACCCGCTATCAACCCACGAAGATTACTTCTTTCCACAATCGGCTGATGGTAGAGGAAGTACAGTAACAACACTTCCCGGTGGGCAAAACTTGGGTGAGATTGATGACCTCAAGTACTTCAACAACAAATTAGCAAGAGGCCTTCGCGTACCGTCGAGTTATCTCCCAACAGGTCCGGAAGATTCTGAAAGAACATCAAATGA